AGGGGCGTTTGAAACTAATTAAAAATCACCCCAATTAAACATTTTGTTTTTATCTCTATTTTGTAAACTAATATTAACTCTAGTTACGTTATACCCCAATCATCCATATTCATAATCAAAAACATGAACGAACCATCATTACGGCTATCATCATCGGATGTATCAACACGAATATTCGATTGGCCACGGACGCGTACACTTGCTTTACAAGGATTACTTCTTGTATTCAGAGTTGTTCCTAATCCTGTAACAATCGCCAAACATTCATCAGACGAATAAAACCAATTCTGACTAAAAACCAAGTTATATTCTCCTTCAGCTATCCGTTCAACACCCATACCTGAACCATCAAACGTTTTATAGTTGACAGATGCTCCAGCAGAAGAACCTGTAACAATGCCCTGCGCCAGCACCTTTAGTGGTCTTCCATATCTATATGTCGTCATTAAATCCTTCCGGTTGAGAACAATCCAACCAAAGAAGGAAGTTGAATCACCATAACCGATCAGCTCCACAATTTCACGGGAAAGCGTCAGTTTCTTTTTTTGAATGCCATCCTCAAAAAAATACATATTGGGGTTATCTTTAGGCACATCAACCACCAATTCTCCATCATAAGTCTCACCGTTAAACTTCCAATTGGCTATACGGACAACCCTTCCACTATCAGACAATGTCCATGTCAACTGTTCATCTATTGAACCGTCATTCCATCCTCCTGTAGCTCCAGAAGCAATATTATCAAATATTACCTTGTCATTTCCACCACCAACCGTGATATAAGTAGCAGCACGGGACCATGGCTGTCTTATAGTGCCTGTCACTTTTACATTGTCAAGCACAGAATCCTTGATTTTCGCTCCGTTAGCTACCAATTTAAGGGTTCTTAAAGTACCGCTCATCCAATCAACCAACATATTTGGCGTGAACGGTGAGCCGGAATTTCCATAATTATCTGGATCGAATCTTTGATATTCGTTCGTCTCTTTACCTTGCGCATCCTTACCGTACTGGCTGAACATGAAGTCACCGCTAAATACCGCACTTGCCAACTTGGCGAAATTAGCCATCAGCACCTCTACAAATGCGTATTGAAACTTCTGCATCCGAATCCAAGACGCATTCGCCCCGTTCGCCGCATAATCATTCTTTGGATTGACTCCAGTTACCGAACCATCCTTGCTTAGAACATAGTATTCTCCGTCGCAAAGAACGACCGGAGCAGAAAGTTCCGTCCTTGTATATGTCTCCCCCGGGGAGTATTCCCCGGCAGGATAGACCAACGGTCCGGTTTTTCCCTGATCCCCTTTGCGGTTAAAAAATACTTGTCCCGTTTTACTCGCTTCACTCATATCCAATTAATTTTGAGTTGTTATTACCCATGCTACATTTCCACCGGCCTGTTGGCACATGGCTTCCGTACAAGTGCCCGAAGCCGCCGGAACATTTGCTGTCGATGGGTTCAGGACTACACCGGCACTATCCATGAAAGAGAAACAGAACAGCGTTTCTTTCGCCTTCGTTGTCTGCCCCCGCTTGACCAGGATCGGAGTATACGTCACAGAACCGCCGGAACCGGAGACAATGGTTTCATCCTCGGGAACCGGGTTCGTGATGATATCATAAGGATCGGACAAGTCCATCACTGTCTGCGTATCAATGCCGATAAGATTCCCGGACTGTGATACCTCCACTTTGAAAATACCGGTAGTATCAACCATACCGTCTGTTACAGTCAGGTTCTTTCCTGTCTGACCGGTTATCACCTGCCATGCCCCATTCACCATCCTGAACCACCTGTAAGCCAGATTGGCGGTCAGCTCGGAAGCTCCCATACGGGCTACGGCAGTCAAAACTACACTACCTCCTTTTTCGCGAATGGCGAAATACTTGTTGTCTCCGGAAGCAATAGTGACTACTCTTTGATTGCCCACCCCCTTGATAACGGGAATAGAATAGACAAACTGAATTTCATCCGATACATTGCCTACCGTTACCGTACCGACAGCCTTGATTGTGCAACTGGCCGCAGTTGACGCCTTTACAAGATTCTTGACTATCTGTAAACCGTAATAGTTGTTCACACCTGCCTGATAAGGAATAAACTTGAAATGTCCGGTCTCTCCGCCAAAGGTATTCGTGGACACATTCTCCGAGAACAGGATTTCAACGTCATTGAAATACCACTTTACCGACGATGGAACAACCACCCCTTCCGCCACACGGGAAGAAGTGAGTATATACGACAATACCGGTTTCATGACGGAAAAGTCCGGGGCAATATTGATAGGGGCACTCACATCACCGTCATATTCCTGATAAAGGTCGCCTTTGTCACATACGACAGCCGGCATATAAATACCGGACTTCTGTGAAAAAACCACTTGCCCTACTTTACTCGCTGTACTCATCTGTCTTTCCCTCCACTATGATTTCCGTTACTTCCGTACTGCCTGTCGTACCAAGTTCTGTGTCCGGTTCCAATTCACCTATATTTTCATCACTGTTGACATCATCCTCCGCATCCTTGTATTCATCCGGAGTGGTCACAGGAACCGGACTGTCCGTTGTACCGTCGATTTCCTCCTTCGCCTGCTGGGGGTAAAGACATACACCGCCTATCTTGCCTGCACGGTCAAATACCGTATCACCCTCAAACTGTGCCACGTCGGCCTGCCAAAGAAGCACATTGCCATCAGCAGTCGCGTTACGGATTTCCGTTAACCCTAACTTATCTGCTACCTGTTTAGTCACTTTAATGTAAAATGCCATATTACTTTTTATTTTAAGTTAAACATATTCTACCCGTTTTGTCTCACTATGAGGAATTCGTTGTTATCCGTCACCACATAACTGCCATCTTCCGTGACAACCGCCACGAAAGGTCCGCGGTCTTCCACCTCCAGTTTCAGCATCATACCGTCCACAAAAGGAATGGAAGGAGCATAACCGGTGGCAGCAAGGTTGTAATTCCCGGCACCTGTTTTGGTGTACCATTTGCAGTTGAACAGTTCCGACGGGTTGGGAATATCACCCACCGTATCCCGGATAATCGGCCGAGGGTTGATCGTCCTTGTTCCGTCAGCAACCTGGGTTGGCACGCCTTTCCAATCAATCTCCAATGCCGGTATCTTCCGACGGATAGTAGTGGAGACTTCTGCAATAGCATCATCGGGGGCAGTGGAAGGATTACCGTCTTTGGAGTAGGAAGCCCGGCAAACATAGGTAATGCCGGTATCAATCATATCCCGGTTGATGGTAAGCACATTCTTGTTCAACGAGACGTATTCCCAGTCATTGTCACCGGTACCGTCTGTTATCTGTTCGCGCGTTCCGTTTTCAAGTACCCGGTACCAGAAGAATTTACACTTATTCGTGTCAGTGACATCAATATCAGCCACTATCATTTTAGCCGTGATGGTCTGGTTTGTCACGTCCCGGCACGGATTCCAGTCAAGTCCGGACGGTGAATCAAGCATAATAACCGGAATGGCATCCGTCCCGTCAACGGCACGGATAAGCCGGCTGAACTGGAAGATGTGTGTTTGCCCCGTCCGGGCGGCGTCTACATATTCGGCATAGAACTCCAAGGTCACAGGACTGATCGTAGACACATTCTTCCTTACCTGAATCTTCCCCTTATCGGTTCCGGTTGTCGTAATTACATAATCGGCATTCGTCGATGTAATCAATGTACGCACACCGTTTATACGTTCATACCATTTCATATTGGTGAGATTCGCGTTTACCGTACCAAGTTTGACTATAGCACTCGGATCAGTAGCGTTACATCGGGGAAACAAGGTCAAAGGGGTAAGCGTATAGTCCGGAGCATACTCGTTCTTATCCGCCTGGTATACCTGCAAATCCGGTACGCTGCCTACAACCTCAATACCGCCACTTATCTGTAGCGGGCGGTAGTTAATTGTTATCTTTCGCTGTCTGCTCTGCATATCGTCTATTAAAATGTTACATAATTTACTGTCTCATAATTACCCTGCCCGTCACGTAACAAAGCCTTTGCAATGAACTTGCAACCAGTCAGCATCATGTAATCGGGTCCAAGGTCATTGACCGTCAACGGCAATGATTTCCCGACACCGGCATGGGCAACCGCCCAGGCGTTGTCTTCCGTTACATTGCCGGTATCACGCGTCCATTCGATATCATCGTCAAGGATATGTGATGTCACATCTCGGTTGTATAGTTCGCCGGTGACGGTCAGCGTGGTCGCAAACCGCTCCGCATCGAAGTACCAGCCATTGCTGCTCTCAATATCAATGCTGAAATCCGGATTACCCTCTATCATCGCCCAGGAAGCAGAACCGTACTTTGGTTCATCTGTCGTACCGGAGATCAGACACATCCATTTGCATCCGTAATGGTACACTGCATCATAGGTTTTATCACCGGACTGGTATGGGTTGTCTACAGCTTCGGAAGCCGACCATAAACCACGGTTGTTTTCTTGTCTGGCAACATTGCCTTTGTAATCTATTTCAAAGTAATCCTGTGCGGTGATACCCCGGCAGTAGATATAGCTCTGTCTGTAGTTTATAGGCAAGTTATCGAATATGGTCAGATGCTTCAACCGTCCGACGATAACGGAGTAATTGCTTTCCTCCAATATAGGCTTGGTAACGCCATCAAGCATACAGATGCAATGCTCCCGACTGGAGAGATACCAATACGACTGACGCTCTTCATTGACAGGATTACCACGCCGGGTGATTACCATTAAAGGTTCAGGAGGGTAATTCTTACCACCCGGTACTTCATTATCGGGATAAAGCACCACATTAACAATATTAGCAGAAGTATCCACATACAACACACGTAACCAGCTTGCATAATATTCACCGGTTTCGGAAGCGAGGCTATTGACCCATCCGTACACAATATCATTTTCACGAAACGCGGTAAAGTCGTTTTCCCAGCGTTTGCGAAGTGTCAAACAATAAGTGCCATCATTAAGCAATTCTAAACTTTCAATCGTATTGGACTCGGAAAATGAATAATCACTTTCCATAGCATAAAGACGATTGAAGATAAGTTCTAGAACTGTTAAAGAATCACGAAGTTGTAGATTATTAGTCTGTATACGACCATCCGGAGTCAGAATTGTACCTTTACCTAAAACCAAATCGTCAATTGCTTCGCCCACATTAGCACCGGCAAGGAATTCCAACAAAGCATTTGATTGATCATGTTTGTTCTTATGTAGAAATATATCTTCCAAGCCATCAATCCATCCAGCCTTATCCGCATACCCCGCTTTTATTTTCTTTCCCGAAACTAATAAATACTCTGCAGCATAAGACATCAATTGCAATAAGTCAATATTATTATGTTGGTGTCCAACTCCTCCTCCCCCACCATAATCCTTCGCAATTCGTTCTGCAATAAAATCCCCCAAGGATCCTGCAGTCGTTACGTTCCAGTTTTCAGAAAAAGGGTCTTGAACAGGAAATAATGCCCCCTCGGACAGTGGTAGGCGAGGGAATTCAATAAGTCGAGGGGGCACTGTAAAAGAGCCAACTTCAGGCACAACAATTTCAAGTGCATCTGTTGGAGTATCTGACCTTTGCAGGTTCAGGAAAGGTTTGGCATCTGCGAATTTATAAGTAAAAGTATAGTTGCTTGGTAATTCCTTATCTGTATAAGTCACATTACTCTCTACAACAATAATTGAACGGATATAGGCTCCTGTATATAAATACTTCTTCAAAGACGGGAAAAAGTCAAGCAACCAGGTACGTTCTTTCTTATTCAAATATCCCGTATCCTTTTGAAATTTACGAGCAGTATCAACACGGTATTCAAGAGATATATCATCAATCTCCGCAATATTATGCGTATGTTCTCCAGTAAAAGCCGTAGAACCATACGCACGAAACGTATCAATACCCCCAAGTGAATTCTCAAATAATACCCATTGCTCGGTTTCTGATTTCATATCTGAAGCATAATACCGCTGTACATACGACAACCGTATCCCTTCCGCATCTTCAACCCAAACATCATAATAAGCCGGCATTTTATCACCTAGCTTTCCTACAACAGAAGCATATTGCAAAGGAATTGTATACGCTTTCCCTTTTGTTAAGTCAGCCAGTATCAAATCACTCTGAGAAACGACTGTAGCTGACTCATTAGTAAAATAGGCGTGAAGTTTCACTTTGCATTCCTGGACGGCATAATACGTCAGAAATTCAGGAGAGTAATATGTGACTGGCTTTATATTCGGTTGCCAGGTCAGAAAATTCTGAAGAAGAAAATTGGCTGGAGTATCAGCGAGCATATCGACTCCGCAACGAATGGCAGTAAACTCCACTTCAGTATCGGAAAGAAGTGCCCTAAAAGTAGAAACAATTGTCTTCTGCTCATATACAATTGAAGTATTATTGAATAGGAAAGACAAACGAGCATGAATGATATCTTGGATATTAATAATAACGACACCATCCGCACCCGGTTCGTAACTCCGAGCCACAATCTCTTCATCTCCCTGTAAGAGCCTAAAAGAAATTAGATCTGTAGTTCCAATGCGGAATTCCTTGATATTTCCACTTAATGATAGTGAATCAGGTTGTTGGAGAATGGTCATAGTTCTTACTTTTTGTATCAAAATTAGTAGAAGTACCCAACAGAGTAAAGGACATTATTTTAAGTTAGTAAGGAGTTTTTATAGGACGAAGTTTTGCCACGACACGATGAAATGTACGTGGTCCTGTTCTATGATCCTGATAATATGCAAACGAACGTTCATAATAGAATTTTCCTTCAGCAACTTGCTCTTTTGTCGGAAATGGAGGATAAATTGTAGGAAGATGATCGCTGTCCCTTGCGCCATAATTCAGTTTCACTAACTCTGCATTATATTCATCTTCAGTAATATCATAAGTTTTTTTATCTACACTCCAACAGTAAGCATTCGCCAAAGTTGGAAACCGTTGGCTTTCAGATATAGCAATTTCTACAGGTTCATATAATCGGGTAGTATAGAAGGTCGATTCAACAGGTTCATTATTCCCTCCAATATAATACTTAAGCTTATCAACAAAGAGTTCCTGTCCCTCAATGATAACCTTTCGATGAGACGGTATATTCATCTTTTGATGATCGGACAAAAGGATATCACCTTTAACTGGGTGCATAGAATTCCTCAATAAATTGTCATAAGTTCGATAAAATTTCTCATAAATACCATCCGGTCCATTGTATAATAAAGAATAATCTGCAAACCTCTTGTTTTCGACAGTATAATTTCGATTTGTACCAATATTATATCCATCTCGATAATGATAGACTAAAGCTAACATTGGTATTTGTTCTTTATTAGATGCCGCTATTTCATCAGATTCATCATCATTATTTGAAGCGACGCTTACAATCAAAGTGGAATTTAGCGATCGGCCTTCTCCAATATATGGAATGCTAACTCGTGTTCGAGTGTATACAGATGGAGAATATCCTAATATTTCTTTCGTTTCCGGCAGTATTGCGAACATAGCATCTGGACAAGTGATCCTTTTTTCTTTCAGACTATTTTTTCCATCCAGATAAGGAATATTAGAAGAGCAGATTACTTGAACAAGTGATCCATTCTCATTATACCCTACACGGCAGTAACAGCCAGTAACAGGATTATAACAAGCATTAGGATATTTGGCCTTCAGATCAGAAGTCGAATCAAAGGTATCATACTCATCAGAAATCACGCTTTCAGAAGAAAGGCTGACTTTCTGATATGCAGATACATCAAACTCTAACTCGGAGGTTAAACAGTCTGTAAAATCAACCTCCGCTTTCATATTAGCTATATCACTAAAAAATTCAATACTAACGGTCTTCTTGACTTCATCCGGAATAAACTCACACATGAATTTCTTTCGGAAAACATTCAATATAGTGCTACACATACAATCCGGAACCAAATGAGACAGTAATATATCACCATTGACAAGTGAATCAATTGTGTTATTGACAAATGCCATACTACGAAAAGGTTCTGTCACATCAAAAAAATTCTCTAATAGAGTATATCCCCAAAAAGAAAAAATACGGCGTAAAAGATAAGGAGCACGAATAAACGGACTCATATAATAACCCGGATCCAGTTTTACATTTATATCATCCACAACTTCAATACGAGGGAATGAATTATAAAAATTAAAAGTTCCTTCAACCCTTCTGTCTATAATATTGCCAGAAGCATCCATGTTCTCCATCCGATTCACATAACGCTTGTTATTGTCAAAATCAACTATAACAGGGAAAATAGTAAAATGCTCATGTTCATTAGATAATAGAGAACGACAAAAATCAATTCCTTGCTGAACTGTACTCACTCCTGGGATTGTTTCATCTGCAAACACTTCTTGCACAGAAGCCTTTGCAGTCTGTGATAAAAACGACCCTTCATTTAAATAAAACGAAGTGGAAATTGTCTTTTTACGTTTCACTTTCAGAATAGCCTGCCGGCAAGCTGAAAAATATTCTCCGGAAGAGATTGTGGCCTGAATATCTGAAGGAAGTTTGCGCATTCCTGTGATATCAGGATATCCCAATGCTTTCTGATTCCAATCTGAATCAGGTATATCAACAGGTAATGTTTGTTCTCCCCATTCATTGAAAAATAAGTTAGGACGTTCAACCTCCAGCTGAGTACCTGGAGCTAATTGATAAGATATTCCCGTTTTTAAATTCGTTATTTTCATTTTTTATCCTTTTGAACCAATTTGGCGACTACGATCACGAAGTGCCTGTTTCTTTTCAAAATCACTTAAGACAACAGGAGCTTTAACCCCATTCTCATTCATATTAATAACAGCTTTGGCAAACTTTTCCATAAGTTCCGGCGGTAATGCCACCCCACCTCCACTATCTTTTGGAGTTTCAGTAAATGACATCGGTTGTGAAATACTTCCCCCGGAAGAGAATCCTGCCATCTTAGATCGTATAACCTGATTCAAGTCAAGTGTCCGTATAGTGCCGGCTTGCTGCGACTTATCAATCATGTCTAAGATGGGACCAACAGTTGGATTCTCAACTGCAGCATTACTGGCCACCCATTCTTTAGATTGTCCTGCCGGTCCCTCACCTACAATCACAGTCGGTTTATCTATAAAGCCACGGGCATCCGGATCATAATCCACATCCTCAAAAACTTTCCCATCCTGAGCACGACGTACATCTATTTTCCCCCCATCCTCTCGCCCGGTTGCTACGCGCATTCCAGAACCTTTTGAGGAACTAGTTCCACCGGAAAGAGTCATATTCTTTACTTTCTGCCGTTCCGCATTGGCAGAAGCTATTTGAGCAACACCAGTCACTCCCATGAGAGCTGCTGCCACAGCTCCGGCAATCGGACCGAGATCAGCGAAAGCTTTCATTATAGATACTGCAGTATCAGCAATAATCTGCGAAGTTTTAATAGCAAAGTTTACATCAGCATATTTTTTCTGAATATCCAGTTTCTTTTGCGCTTTTTCTTTCTCCAAGCGTTCGACCTCTTCCGTATTACCTTGTGCAGCTTCTATTTCGGCATCATACTGAGCATCCACATTGTCCATTTCCGCCTGCTGAAGTGCCTGGACAGCGCCAGCAAATAAATCAGAATAATAATCAAACTGCTTCTTGAATGAATCACGCTTTAGGTTCTGAACAGCCTGTTCATGTTCCTCATGAGTAAGAGTCTCATTGTCCAAATACTCCTTCAGTTGCTGAAGCTGCAAATCATATTGCTGTTTTTGATTCAAAAGTCCATACTGATTACGAATCTGATTGATACGATTTTCGCTATCCTGGATTAACTGTTCCTTAGCTTTCAGGTACGCAATATCAAGCTCTTTGGTCTCTAAGTGTTCCTTTTCCGCCAATTGTTTACGTGCCTCGTAAGTTGCATCAAGAACTTTCATTTGCGCTTGCAGGTCTTCCCCAACTGTCGCCAACTTAAACTGACTCTTAAAATCTTTAGTCAGGTCATTCATTTTAGTTTGAATAGCTGAGCGCGCATTACCGGCATCCTGTTCTGCAGATAGAACCGCTGCATTTGCCTGTTTTACAGCATCCGCCTTCAATTTCCCATTTTTCAGTTCCAAATCGTTAACATCATTCAAATAACGCTGCTCAATAGCCAATCTAGTTTCAGCACTAGCCGAATCCAAAGAAAGAGTCAACATTGCGAACTGTTCCTGCGTAATATGTTTTGCCGCAAGCTCATTAGTAAGAAACATCTTTTGCGAAGAAGTTATTGCTTTTTCTTTCTCCAAATCATCCTGTCGCAACTTCTCAATCGCAGATACTTTTTGTTTTTCCAAAGAAACTTCAGTATCAATCAGTTTTGATTTGGCATCAACGATCTGTTTCTGATAATCAGCTTTTTTTGCAGACTTCGTAGCAGTTGCTTTAAACTGCTCAAGCAATTTAATCCGGTTGTTGTAATAAACCTGATCAGACTTTAGGATTGCAGAATTAATATCCTCTTCAGCTTGCTGTTTTTCACGACCGATAAGACGGATATCATTAATTTCAGCTTCATGCTGCGAATCCAGGTTCTTGAGTGCGACCGCATTAGGATCTGACTTGTCAGAAGTAGAATTAGTCGTAGGAAAACGTTTGTTATATACTTCTTGCGCTATTTCCCGATACTGATCCGCTGCATTTCTTTCATCCTTCAGCCACGCTGACAGCATAGACTTATTCATATTATTGAATCGCTTTTGAGCTTCTGCAGCATCATTCTGTGCTTTTATTCTATCCTTAACTATCTTATCGATACCATCCCCCGAGATTTTATCAAGTTGAGCAGTAATGCCGGCCAACTCATCCTTTAACTCTGCAATCCTCTCCGCATTCGTATTTCTCTCGGCATCGGTCATCTCACGCATTCCCTGATCTTTAGTATTACCATATCCTGTACCACCGGCCCAAACTTTACCTCTTTTATTTTGCAGTATCAAAGATTCCATTTCGGCTTTAGCCGCTTCCTTCTTTGCCCGCAGACTCTTTATTTCCTCCCGGTGAACAAAATTCAATCGGGCCTTTTCTGCAGCAAGATAATCATAAATCTTTTGAGTGTTTACAGAGATTGCATTCCCATATTGATCCCATTCGGAAACTGCAGAAGGAACAATATTAGATATCCGTTCAATCAAAGAATTCAACTCTTTCTGTTCTTCTGCATTTCGATTAACCTTGCCAGCCAGTTCCTCATATCGAGATGCCATACCAGGAAGCTGTCTTTCTAAATTGACAACTTTTTCCATTTGGTCTTCAAAAGTATCCGACAAAGGCTCCATTACCTTGGTTATATCCGAAACAAAATTAGTAGCCCATGACAGTCCTTTTTTGAAAAAGCCCTCCATACGTTTTCCCATTTTATTCCAAAGATTATCTAAGGTATCCCTAAAATTAGATTCCATACCTTCAAGCTCTTTCATTTGAGTAGCCATAGAACCGGAGATACCATCCAGTTTACCCAAACTCAACAAATAGCTCTTTATTGCTTCTTCAGAGTTCTGAACTTCAGTCGTAACGCCTCGGAACGTGTATTTCACCGTGTCTCCGTTCTTACTGGCTTTAATACCAAACTCTTTCAGACGTTCATTCTCGCCAGTCATGGCATCCAGTATCGCTTCGATAAGCTGATCCACACTTTTGCCCTGCGACGCAGCCAAGTCACCTATATTGGTAAGCTCTGCAGTTGTAGGTTTAATGCCTCTATTAACAAGTTTAATATAAGCTTCCGTCCATTCCTGCAGAGAACCCGGCGTATCCGCTGCCAACTGCTGGAGCATCTTCATTGCTGCTGCCGCTTTCTCTTGAGACTGCAAAGTGTTACGAAGAACAGCTTCATATTTGGCAAATTCTTTTCGGGTAGAATAAACCTTGCCAATCACATCTTTTAGATATCCACCCAGTTTGACAAGAATAAAAGCTACAACAGCCGCTTTCAGTTTAGATACAGCCGTTTTTGTCAGATCAAACTCTTGTTTTACATTTTTGCCAGAGTTTTTAAGTTCAGCCATTCTCTTGCGAACATCAACCAACCTCCTGCTTAATTTGGCATATTCTTCCGGATCCGCTGCCTCAGACATATCATCAAGTGTTGCCGATAATTCTTTGGCAACCTTCTTGAGTTGCCGACCGGTCATAGCATTTATATCAAGTGACCTGGTTAATTCCCCAATTCTCTTGTTATTATCAGACACCTGCTTAGAGAGTGATTTGCACACTTTTTCCAAGTTCTGATATTCTTTCGTCCCCTTCTTTCCCTGTGCCTCTAATTCAATCATCGCTGCACGCCGTTCCTTCTCTTCTTTCTTGAGTTGCTTAGTTGCTTTCGTAAGCTCATGAATATCCCGTTGGGCCTGACTGGACTCAGCAGATACAATATACCTGATTTCGTCTTCAGACAAATGCTTCTTTCCCATGTCACCAATTTTGAGATTGTTCGTAAATTAATGCTTGTTCTAATTGCTCGCGGATAGAACTTCGGATAGCTTCATTATAGCCATAACGCAGTTCCGGGAAAGTTTCATGATAAAGAACTCCCCAAACAGTACGATTATACAAAGCCAAATTACTTCGGATATGACGTGATATCCGGTCGTTTCCCCGTCGATATCGAATATCAAGATAACGGAGATATGGAAAAATACGAATAAAGTATTCTTGTTTCCCCTCAGACTCCTGAATAGTAAATGGACGACGCTGCAGACTTGAGAGTAACCTTCCTGAACGGGTATTCAGGTAAGTACGGACAACCTTCTCCTGAGTCTGATAGATCAGATTAATACCTTGTGAGATTGTATCATGTACAAATCGTTGTTTGACTAAATCTTCCGAAATCATATTCGCTGTTATTTTCAGCGAATGTAACAAGGGTAAAAAGGAAGGTAAAGGACAAAAAAATCCGGAGAGGAAACGATTTCACTCTCCGGAACTTTTTATTTGGTGTTTCTCAGTTCAAGCATCCACCGGAAGTCACAGCCTGATGCCCCAGGACGGTTTTGGAACTTAAATCCTGCATTCGTCATCGCTTTAAAAATATCATCTTTCGATATATCGGCTCCTGGATCCAGTTTTTTTATAGATTCGTAAACTTCATCGGTTGTGAACCAATGTGTTGTATGCCTGGCATCCCAAGCCGGCTTAAAAGTTGCTTGCAAAGCAGCAATATAAACACTGACATCCGTTATCTTATCATTTTCCATCTTTAACCTCCTTCTTGTTTTCTGAATCCGCTATCGCAAAATTTAAAACTTGTATCAAATCCAATACATCATCACGCGAGATTGATGAAATTACAAAATCTCCATCACAATCCACTGAAAAAACATCCACTTTCTTTCCATCAGGATAGTATGACGTTTCTTTATCTACATGAAAACGATGCCTACTCATGATTATTGCCTCCTTTCTGACATTTCTTTGCCCGATAGACGCAATAAGCAGCCACCAATAAAAGAGGAAAGAATATCAATCCAAAACTAGTAAATCCAATTGCACGGAAATACCAACGGTCTGAAATGGTACGAACTTCACATTCGGAAGCCAACGTAGCATAATAACGACTTTGCAGATTATTAACTTGCTCTGTAAGAGCTTTGACATTGCTAGCGACATTGATGTCGGGAGCAGACACGACTGGCGTGTTGAGAGTTTGAGTTTTCATAACTACTGATGTTTAGCATATAGGCAGAAAAAGAACGGCTGCCATTTCCCGTGTCGCTAAACATCAGTAGTATCCACTCCGGAGAGCAAAAATCTACAAGGGAAGGCAGCCGCCAATATTTTACATTTGGGCATAAAAAAAGCCCAGCCAAAAATGTTGTTGAGCATTAACCGCGCTCTGCGAAGTAGGATACACCCTACTGATGTTTAGCACTGCAAATATGAGGATAATATTTGAAAGTGCAAAAGAAAATAACCTTTATTTCTTGATTGCCATACCTGAAATAGTTATCTGATGCGAATCCCCTTGTACTTTGAGATTGATAATCCCATTAGCTCCAATCTCTTGCAATGTGCTTATTATACGTTCCATAGCCATATCAACATTTGCTGCCACATATACATTTCTTCCCGTATATTGATTCTTGTCAGTCCCTATATACATATCATCCTCTCTATTCTTATCTAAATTCCGGATTGTTTTAGGTTCTTTTCCCTTTTTCACCCATCCTGCAACTTCTGTAGCAGATACACTACCCAAAGTTTTATAATCAAAGGAAACAGAATTTGATTCCGTAACAAAAATTCCCTTATCTGTAAGTGGGGAATAATCAAGGAAAGAAGAGAACCCATAAGGCTCCGGCATTTTGGGAGTTACACAAGCGGTAAATAACCCAACAACTAAAATTAAAAATACCAATTTTTTCATTCTGTGTGTTTTTTTAAAATTATCCGGCAAAGGTAAGAACTGAAAAATAAGTAAACAAAAAAAGCGGAGTTTTTTACTCCGCCTTACGCCATATCATTTTGTATTAATGACTCTTATATACAGTCTGTAGCAACAGTAAATTCAAGAAAACACAATGGTAACCTTATTTAATTTAGATGCCACATCCTTAAGTGCATCCTTCAGAATATTCAATTCTTTATCTGTAAAGGCAGCAGTCTTACCATGAACGATATTTCCGTTCAATCTCTGATAAAACCAAGAAGTACTTTTTCCAAAATAATCTTTAGCCAAAGAAGAAACTGAAATATATGGCAAAATTGGTTCCAATTGCTGACGAATGGTAAGCGTTTTTTGTATATCCTTCTCTTCTTCTCGCATACGCTCAAAATCATGTTCAACCCTTACAGTCAAAGACTCAAGTTCCTTTTCATTCATCAGCTCCATCAATGCAGAGAGTTCCTGGTCGATAACAATACGCTCCTCTTCCGAACTCTTTTTCCAAAGCTCTTTCAATTCAAAAAAACGTTTAACCTTATCCATATTTCCTATTTTAAGAAATTAAACAATCAAAAAAAGGATTCCGCTCCCTTGGCCTTTGGGAGCGGATTCCTTTCTACTGGAGTTGTTTACTAAGTCGCTTAATTTCTTCTTCGTGCCACTTAATCTCCTTGTCCAGTACCGCTTTCATGTTTTTACTCCGAGGAGCTAGTTCATGATACTTGCGGAGATAGAAGATGAGATCTTGCTCTAACTCTTCTATCCGAGCCTTTAGCTCATTGTCATTATTCATGAGATCTCTTGTCTTAACGACACTGCAAAGATAATAAATTTATTATCAACACCAAAATATTTAGATAATATTTTTCTTATCAGACTGCTATTTAACAGTTACATACCCAAAAGCAATCAAATCATTCAAAAAGTTCTCCGGTGAATCAGCTCGGACAACCTTACCGCTCTGGTCCCGATATCGGTCTGCGAAGTTGAACATATACTCCTGATCCGTACATTCGGAATCAAAACGGCTACCTTCACGAAGTTTAGATACAAAATCTGCTGCGCAGGTGGCGGTTATTGTTCCGCCATCCTGCAATAAGTAATTTCTATTATTCATTATCTACTAAGTTTTTTAGTTCTAAGTTTAAAGTATGTTTTCTGGTCGTTAGTCAAGAAAGGCAAATTTTGAAGGGGCGTTCCTGCTTCAACCTTTGCATGTTGTGCAAAGGTAATCATTCGGGAAAGGAAAAGAACCCAGTTGCTCATCTTTGTGAAATTTGTAGAACCTCCGTGTTGGCGAAATTCTACTGTCCGGTGACGAGCGTAAGCTTCAAGGTTCACTTTGTGGTAGCGGTTGTTTCCAAAAGCTGCCCGAAGGTCGTCGGTGGTATTTGCTTCTAAAATCCGCCTTTCGGAAATTCTGCCCAAGCTTTTGCAATAGTAATTATCTCTGCGAGTATTTGGCATGAAAGCGTTGATTACACTTTCCATATTTTTATAGCTAAGTGCAAGGTTTTTCCAAGTGTTCATTGTAAAATCTGCCGCATCCATGTGTACGTGCAATCCGCAAGAATCGTTTACTTTTACGTTGCAAAAGTCAAGTACCCAGCATACCTTTTCTAATTCTCTCAATCCGCTCTCTCCTTCCAATATCGGACTTACAAGCTCGAAAGTATCATTTCCTCTAAGGCTGCTGTCTGTCACCAGTTTCCAATGGTTTCTGGTATCGTGATTATATCCTTCAACTGCAACGTTTATCCCAGCTTCCCGAAGTTCCCTAGCAAGACGTTCGCGAGTACAATTGTATGCTTCAATCTCAATCCCAAAATTGCGAGTAAAAGTATAATCAATTTCCGGTAAGGAAGAAGTTGTTCTAATTGCCGGTGTAAAAGTACCAGCTTCAAGCATCTTCTTATATACGTTTTGAACGAAACCGTAGTTTCCGTTTGTTACAAGGTCTGCAACCTGGCGTCTAGTCAACCCTAAAAGAAGCAATTGTTGTATCTTGCTAGTCTTTGTTACTCTCTGATTTAAAATATTATTAATTTGCTCATTCATAATGTTTTATCCTTTATTTTTTGTACTTCAAAGATAACACTATAACCTCAAACAACGTAGTGATAATCAATTTATTATCAACCACTTAGCTTTGTTTAGCTTGAGCTAAAAAAGGATTAAAACAAAGAGAATAGACATAAAAAAAGCCCCCGCAAAGCGAGGACCAACTTGTCAAAGACAAGCAAACTTCTACGACGCAAAGTTACTACATCTTTCGCGACCTATATACTAATCGACTAACAATAATAAGCACAAACAATAAAATAACCCCGATAGCCCACCCGCCAAGCTCCATCTTAATAGTTTGCCAGCGAGTCAACTGCTTTTCAACCGGATAAGGAACTTGTACCGAATCCGTTTTAACTACCGTATCAGTCTTATTGAGGTATAAAAACTTATATAAATATTTATATCTGTATTGGTACACAGTATCACCTTTAACAAGTATATAAACACTATCCTGATTAAATACACTGTCAATTCGGATGCTATCATGAGTTTTATATTCGGTTCTCACAGTTTCAACCGGTACGTATTGAACCCGGCATGAAGCCAACCATATTCCAGACATTAGAAACATAGCTATATAAATCAGCACTTTCATGGTCGGACTACTGTATTACGCAAGAAGTTGGAAAACTCGGAACGTACATCAAAACAGGGACATGCTTTTATATACTCAGCCGGCTCTATCTCCCCGCTGCCATCCAAATCCGGAGAAGTATCACGGTGTCCGAGCACTTCAATGATAGGATATTCCTTACAGATCTTCGCGACCAACTCACGCAGTGCCGCCTTTTGGGTCGGTGTACGTGTATCGGAAGGTTTTCCGGATGCGTCTAAGCCACCGATGTAGCAAATACCAACACTATGCTTATTATACGAAGACTCTGAAAATCCCTTCGTATTGCAGTGCGCTCCGTCAATGCTTAGAGGTCGCCCATTCTCAATCATTCCGTCAAGACCAATAACAAAGTTATACCCTATTTGATTAAATCCTCTTTGTTTGTGCATACGGTCAATGTCCTTTGCACGCAAATCCTGCCCAGCACGTGTGGCTGAGCAATGAATGATAATCGCGTCAATTTTCTTCATTTTGATTCCTCCTCCTTTTTATTGAACAACTTATTCTCAAGCCTATTAAACCGATCTGTTATGTAGACTGAAACTCCAAATACAGCCCCTGCATATAGCAAGCACTGCGCAAAGAGCCATAATACACTATCATGTATTTCACCATGTGACATAATGAACCCTGCAATTGCCAAAGCAGAGCCTAATATAAGCATACCAATAGCACTCCCATACTGAATAGCTTCTTTTGTATCACGTTTCATTTTATCAATATTTACAAATTATATATCCTGATATTTAGCCAATCACTCACAATTAAATAGACGCTTTATATCAAATAAGTCACTACCCTCTCTATCGAATATCAATGTCCAGCCAATTGAAGCAAATTCTTTTGTTACAAATGGTCGTATTTGACATGACGAAGATAATTCCTTCAACCAAGGAGTATTCCTCTGATCTGAAGTCATGGCAACTCTTAACTGTTGCATCATGGAAAGAGTACGCCTTGATTGTATTGCTTCCTCTATTAGATCCATTTCTGCTGATTTTGCAGCAATAGTGACTGCCATTTGCACTTCATCCTGGATATTATTCTTCTGATCACGTTTAGACATGATATCACCAATTTCCACAAACAAATATGTCCCGGAAACAATACCATCAACACGTTGCTTAACAGAATCAAAACTTTGCCCAAAAATATAATAGTCTAATCCTTGAATCCGAGAATATTTAGGCAGGCTTCTTATTTCTTCTTGAATTGCAGCGTATTCAGGAAGATCGCTTCGCCCCTTGGCGAAAATCTCAAGCACCTTACTATGATTCGGGAACTGAGCATAATATTTTAGAATCTCAAAAATCATATAATTTGTTTTATTAATGAAATTGGCAAGCCGGTATTCTTAGCGATATCCCCAAGTGAAATTTCTGAAAAATTCATGCTCTGTACTGTCTCTATGAGTTTCTTACGTAAAATTGTGAGATACTTGATTATATTCATCTGCTCAACCGTTGAGATATCCCCCAGACCATCGTTACTCAAATTATACAGCGATTCGAGTGCCCCGGTTGTTATTGAACTTTTCTTCTCACTCTCACCGGCAACCAATATACGAAACTGAGTAGCAGAAAACAGATAATTGACAAATGATGAAAAATTAAATGCTATACTTTGCAAAGTCTCATCAGGCAATCTTTCAAATTCCTTGGCCAATCTATGCGCTGATTCCGAATCATACGGTCCCGGATGATATAAAATAGCAGCAAGTAGTGGCAACATTTCCTGTCCACAACCCAGCAGGGAGCGAGCCTCGATAAACTGTAAAGCCACAAGAGAACAAGTCAGCTGGTTAAAGCTAGTATCAATACTATACCCGGAATACAAATGACCTTGTATAGAAACAAATGGAACTAATTGCGCACAAAAACAGCCATTCAAAACAAACTTGTAATCCAATTTTGAAAGATAGCGGGCAATTGGCAGGTTTAATCTTTCCGGTGGTGTTTTCTTAGCTTTTATATAGTCCGCTTTAGACAGTTCCTGAAGAGCGGCATCATGATCCGGATACGACACCCGGAATATAAAGTCTACCTGTTCTCCCAACCACACAAGATTAGACCAGGTTTCTTCATCCTTATATTGTTTCAAACGCCTGGGATCCCAGCCCATCGCACGGCATACATGCTTAATCTGCAACATACCAGGTGAAAGTTTTCCTTTTGTGACCAAATCCATATCAGCCATAATTCCTTCAAACATCGCTGGAGTCAGTTCCTCCCATGCATTCGGTATTCCAAATTTATCCTGATGTACATAAAACTCAATCATGGCATTAATTGTATTTTATCTTCCGGTTGATTAAAAGATGTTTCAGTCTCGATATCCGTACTCTGCGAATCGGATAATAACAAATCAATGTCTTTAATCAAAGCATTAGCCTGATCCTGTAACTGTGCCGACAAAACAAGCAGTCTTTGCTGTTCATCCCTGCCGGTTCTGCTCGCTTTCGAATCATCAAAAAGGTTCCGGATAGTGGATGGGAACTCTAAAATGTCGAATCTGGTTAAGGCAATAGCTACAACCTTCTTTGCGAGAGCCCGATTAATCAATGACATAACGGATGGATTTTCCTTTGCACGTTCGATATAACCGGACAAGCTTTCATCCATTACTTCAACTTGTATAGGAATACAACGAAAGAAAAAAAGATACGACAAATCAATACAGTACAGCATATCAAACTCCTCCGTTGTCTTTATCTGCAACTTATCAAGCATTTTATAATACCTGGTATCTTCCCACCCTAAATTTTTAGTAGTATTCAAAAGCGCAATGAGCGAATCCATCGCATTGTAATAATTCTCATAATATGCTCTCCGTATGGCTTCCTGTTCAGACTTGTAAATGTCTATTTCCGCTTTTCGTTTCCGAAGCACATCAAAAACGGTGTCATTAGCCATTGTAAGATTAGCCAATGCCGTACGAAGATAATCGTACAGTTCGCCTTCTCCCTGTTCTATGATTTTTTTATATACGGGAACACTCACAATGTTCGCTATTCGCTTATAGGCAGTAACGGCATGGCTATTAAGCAATGTAAGGTTTGTATTTGAATCAATACCAGGAACAAACTCCGCAAATCCTGCAATGTCAGTAAATAAGTCTTTCAGTATCATGATTGTTGTTTATTTAATCGTTCATCAGGGGTAACTTCTTCTTGCCGGCTAGGTGTTTCGCGATAGAACCCGAAACGATATCCCTTTTTATACAACTCGGGGAAATTGATCTGTATAGCCATATTGAAAGGCTCGGAACATATCTCATCGTCCGGTGTGAGTGACATTAAATAAATTAGATAATTGTAGTATACGTCAGCCCCAGACTTCGATATGACACCATCCTTGGAAACACTCGAAATAGATGAATCAAGTCCAACAGAAGAAAGAAGAACTTCATCAGCACGTTTGTCGTAGGTAATAAGAGCGTCAATATACTCTTTGTATTTCAAATCCAATACTTCAAATTTCCAACGTTCTTCTTCACCGGAACCGGCTTTAAAACTTATGGTCGCATAAGCTTTCCCCTGATTGTCGGCTCCGGAGAGATAGTCGCTAATATTGCGAAGCTCCTGCTTGAGATATTTCAGAAAATACGACTCCTTATAAGTAGTCCCAATCTCAATCCCATTATAAGTCAGAAACGGTTCATTCTTTCTCTTCCGTTCCTGGTTCTCATTACATATTTTGGTGATCTGAGCACGTTTGGACTCCACCCACGCATTCGGAATGATAATGTGAATTTTGGCAGCCAATGAATTTCTCAAAAAAGAGTTTATGTAATTAGCTGTATCATTTGAACCTTTAATGTAAGCCTTGGTTCCTTCATGGGTTTCGTTTACTCCATAGAACTCACTAACAGATTTTTCCCGATGGTGAGATATTGCAGCATACTTAATATTCCGGATATCTTTAAGCACCAGACGTGGGTAAAACAGATATTTAGAAACGCCATAACTCCAACGTCCAACCGCTACATGAGTGAGATCCTTATAACTGATCAGTTCTGTGACAACATCTCTTTTTTGAGTAGCCAACCGACAGCGCCTATTCTCCATCAACTCAAGACCGGCAACCGGGCGTTGTCCTCCTATACGGTTGCCAAGTGTCATGCGCCACTTCACGAAGTAGTCTCGAAAATAATAGTAATTCTTTATATTTCCCTTTGCAACCTCTTTGTAATCGGATTCCAAACCACGATCGGTCCAAGATTCAAGCCAAGCAGTTATTTCTGGACACTCTGTCCACTCCTTAACAAGTTTCCCATCCTTTATGCTTTTAATGTATATAGCTGGTCCGAGCCCATATAACATGTTGACCTGTTTGGTTATCAATCGAGGCAATAAACGATTCTTCTTGATATCGCTCTCCACTTCCTCGCATTTCATATTATTCGCTCCACGCGAGCACACATTAAACCCTCCGATTGATTGCCAATTATAGTCAGCAGGAAGGACTGTATTTGAATTCACGAATCCCGGATCCTTTAACCCTGCTGTAGGATTCGTCCCCAACTGAAAGGAAATAGTATTGCTAGTGTCCATATAGCAACCATAATTACCCAACATTTCTACACTATCGCTCATAACCAGTCTATTTTATGCAGTTTATATCCATCTTGAGGAAACCCCATGTAACGAATAAGTATACGATAACACATCTTGGGATTACCATCCCGATCATTAAATAGAAAGAAGTTATCACTGTCAATACTAAACCTCTCCTCCGGAAGTTGTGTCCTAAATGTACAGCCCTCTTTTACTACCAACTTCTCGGATGCCTCTCCCCTCTGCCGGGAATAAGGAAAGAAAGCAATGGTAAAGCAGCCATTTGGCAACTTTGATATCTCCTTCGCCCATTGCAGTGCAACCATACCTGTCATCGTCGTTTCCATGCCCGAAATTATCGTTTTTGCTCCCCTCTCGAAAGGACGTACCCCGGCGTCTGTCATATTTCCTGACAAATGTGTTTTTGTGCACCTCAAACCGGTTTTTCAGCGGGGCGTGGAGAATTTCGCCTCCCGTTTTTTCTTATTTTTGTTTTCAAAACGTCTTTTCTCTGATAAATAAGCGTTTAGATATAAAATCAATGTCAAAAGCATGGTATTATACAAGATTCGCGGGTTATTATATCACTCCAGTACGCATATTATATCCCCATATTTTCGGGCAAATCATCCGGAATGTTCCTCAATTCACCTTGTATCCTGTCACCGTACAATCCAAAAAGCAGGTAGATAAGTGCAGAAGGGAGCTGTGTTGTTAGCCCCGCCTGGTGTTTTAGCGGTACTTTAACTTCAGAGGACTTATCCAGTTCAACACGTCCGTCTGTTTTCTTCAATGGAGACAAAGGAATAGCACTACAAAGATTCGGGCATTCATTCTCATCAATCCGACATACAGGTAATGCATTACTTCGCTCACCAAACAAAAGTAATAGAAGTTTAAATTGCTGCCAATGGTAAATAGTAGACTGTCCTTCGTTCATGAGTTCAACAGAGAAGCCGTAACTTTCTAATTCTCTTTTCAATATACGTGCGTCTGATGTTATTTTTTCCAGGTCTTCCCGACGTTTATTTGCTGCCCGGTCATGATAAAGTACAATCTGTTTATTAATCGCATCATTTCCGAAAAACTCAAAGATTTGTCTTGCCAGTTCCGGCTGCTCTGCCGGATAATAACAAGTAAACTCTTTTATAACCCGAAGTTCATGACCATAATCTTTCTCTTGAGCAGCAACAATACTGGAGAAGTGTCCGGGATCGTAGCCAAGAAGAATTCGTTCACGTTTATCATAGTATTTCAGATATCTGGAGGTTAAAACAAAGTGTTCACGCAAATCCAACTTCAAAATTGATTCATAGCGATATCCATCAGAGAATTGATGTTTATCTTTTCGATAGTTGGCAAAGAATTTATTAACAACTTCCTTCTTCCGGATTGCACAAATTGAAGTCAGGAACTCATCAATGTCAAGCGACTCCAACTGGGTACGGAAAAACTTAGGTCCAAGTATGTCTTTATTTGCAAAAGAAGAAGCACGGATATAATAACTCGCATTTCTACGCATATCTGCAAGACGTGGTTTCCAAATTCCTACAACACGTTTCGCTTTTTCTGTTTCCAAACGTAGGGATTCAATGATAACAGGGTTCTTTTCCTCTCTCATTCGATGATTGTTTCGATATATTTTATATAAAGCAGCATGCAAATATAAGGCAGCGGACGCAATCTCATCAATAAGTTCATGATTGACATTATTCTCGTATTCTTCATACCAATTATCTTCTCCTAAATCCAAGCGGGCCGTATCGGACACGCCTGTTATTCCCTGATAATAAGGAGACATTCGAATAGAAGCGGAAGAGCCACGCAAAGAAGGAAACAAACGAGTCTTTAATTTCTCTCCTTTATTATGTTTCATCTCTTCTACAAAGGCATGTACTCCACTTCGTCCAGCTACAGACTCCGGCTGATCAGAACTAACCATCTGAAGATGGTGACCATTTCGAAATAAAATACTATGTTTCGGATAAGCAATTGGATACCGTGGCTTTCTAAAATGAGAAGGTATTTTTGTTTCACCTACAATATAGTCAATACCATATTCAAGCATGGATCGTCGGCCATCACCCACTGGCTTAGAAAAATACGCTTGGATATTAGGCCAAACATTCGTCATAAGTGCTACATACGTTTTATGAACTAAGAATGAAAGTTCTCCAGGCATATCATTTGCAACTCGAATGATACGTGGTCCCATCACGCCCTCCGTTTTACCTGTTGCACGACCGGCTTCTACAATAAGCACATTCGAATCAATAACATTCGCTCTGATCTGCATTACATTCTGATAACATTCTTCAAACGTTGCAGTCAAATCTAAAGTCGTAGGGTTCGCACCAAGCGATTGTGACGACTGTGTATAAAGTTCTATTCCCATATTACTCTCCTGTTTCTTCAGGTTCAACAATCTCAGCTTCCTGAATATCAGCATCACGCAACAAACGTTTCTTATCAGCCTTTTCAACGGGAAGAGAATCAATAAGGTTGATATAGAACCCCTCATTGTTTTTGCGGGCTATCTCCTTAATTGATTTCTTTTGGAAACCCAACTCTTCCGGAGCAAGATTTGGAGATATAAGAAATACAATACCAAGGTCACGATCCGCTTCTGCTATTTCCGAGGCTCTACGCCGACATTCCAAAGCAGCATTGTAACATTTCTCCTGTGTCTTATAATCTCCCCGTACAGCGCATAATTTCGCTAAATCTTCGTATTTGTCTGCATAGTTAGACTCCCACACCTTGATGGATACATTATTATCAATATTAAAGTAATTTATAGCAGCATAAATACGAGCTTTACAGGTTCGTTCATCAATATTAATCTGCTGAGAAGCATTAATTCTCTGCCGCAATAATTTAGCTGCACGAGTAATATTTCTCTCATACTCAAATATCTCCGCAGCCCATTGCAGCTGCTTTAAAAATAGCCGAATCTCCTCCGGAATTCCTGAACAACGTCCAGTCGTCAGAAACTCGGAAATCAAATCGGGATGTATCTTATCAAGGGTATCTAATTGTGTCATACTCCAAACAATTGTTTTCGTAGGTCTAATTCAACACGTAAATTCTTACGTTCCTCTAGGGTATTAATAGCATCAATGTCTCCAGATTCAGCTTTTTTCGCCAATTCTGCATCAATATTATATTCTCCTAGAGCACGCCCATTATTATAAGCGTCATAATACACATCACCAACAAGGGTGATCCGGACAGTCAATGCCAGCTTCTCTTTGCCACGAAGTCCAAGAAGACTGCAGATACGTTGTGGAGTGTATCCAAGTGCGCCAAAAGTGCGCACCTGCGATACATATTCATCACCAACCAGAGCAATATTATCTACGTTAGAAGTAGGTGCTAGTTCATTTTTCATACAATAAGTCTTAATGTTTCTTCAGGAGTCATCAATTCCTCTCCACGAATCAACCGGACGGCCTGCTCTGGAAACATTGCCCGATATCGAGACACGGTTGCAGAGACATAACGTGGATCTATTTCCATCGCATAGCAAATTCGATCCGTTTGTTGACAAGCCATGAGTGTAGAACCGGATCCGGAAAAGAAATCTGCTATAATCTGTCCTGGTGCACTAGAGTTGCAAATAGGATATGCCATTAATGCTATTGGTTTCATAGTGGGATGGATGGCGTTTCGTTGCGGTTTATCAAAGTTCCAAACTGTCGTTTGTTTCCGATCTGAGTTCCAAAAATGTCCGGCTCCCGGTTTCCAACCATATAAACATGGTTCATGCTGCCATTGATAGTCTTGGCGTCCCATGACCATTGAATTTTTTACCCAAACACAACACTGCGCTATTTTAAACCCAACTTTTCGTAAAGATGCACGAAAGTTTTCGCCCTCACTATCCGCATGAAACACATAATAGGAACCGCCTGGTTTCAAGATTGAAAACATTACAGTAAAGACTTGACGTAGGAAAGTGGCGAACAAATCATTTTCCATTGAATCATTCTGAATCGTAAGTTCATCTTCTGTTGCTCCCTGATAAGCAACATTATATGGCGGGTCTGTTACAAGTAAGTCAGCGTATTGCCCATTCATTACGGCAGAAACATCTGCTTTTGAACGACAATCTCCACACATCAGGCGATTATTGCCAAGCAACCAAATATCACCAGGCTGGGCAAAAACAGAGCTAGAAGACTCATTTTCATCAGAAGGAACAGAAAATTCAATATTATCCTCCTGAATAGTTTCAGATTCATGTTCTTGAGAGAACAAAGGAGTCCCAATAGAATAATCGACTGCTTTTACCTCGTAACCAAGGTTGAAACGTTCTATTGTGTCGTTATCTATATTATACTTTTTAAAAAGCAACGTATCGGGATTCTTCGTTGCAAACTCAGAGTTATACGCTGCAATTTCTTCGACAGCCTCTTTTTTATCTGCCGCGAAAATAGGTTCATAGGGTATTTCAGGTATTGTGAATCCTGATTTTCGCAATGCGAGTAATGCTTTACGCCGCTGATGGGCATCAATAATCCAGAGTTTCCCATCCGGATCCTTCCAGGCTTTAAATGCATACTTGAAACCACGGGTGATAATAAGCATCTGTAGTTTCGATAGTTTATCAGGATCCGATTTCTTGAAATCCTCCTGAAGCTCTAAGAATGAATCCAGCGGGGCAGTTGGCAAACCACCCAAATTAAATACTTCTATTAGCTTTTCCATAATCTACTTTGATTCTTCGAGAATTGATTTAAATAAGGCTTCCCGGTCACGAAACCGACGAAGGTGTTCTTTATCTTGCGACCGTTTACTTTCACGTTCAGGTCGTTTTAGAAAGGATTCGTATCTGCGAATATTATCGGAGCAGTTCTTATATCGGCGAAGAAATTCCAAAGGATCGGATGCTCGCAAACGTTCTAGTTCGGCTCTTTCAGACCGATGAACAATCAACGGATGTTTATACCTAAATATTCCAGTGTCGTTGTACGTTTGCAGCTCGGAGAATGCCAACAAGTTACGAATTCGGAGTTCAGCCATATCAACAACTGCACGCTTAGTCGGTTTCTTATCTAGCAATTCATCGAGCTGCTTCATTTTTTTCCAAGTCACTACACGATCATTATATAGGATCGTAGCTATTTGGACGTTTTCGTCTTCGAGGTCTTCCCAGTCGATTTGCGGATACTCCTCGTGCTTTTGCTTTTTGGAACTACCTTGGTAGGTTCTTTTTTTTTCTCTTCCTCTAAGGCTTGTTCAGCCTGTTCTGCACGTTCTTCTGCTTCTGTTCTTGCATCCTGCTCTGCCTCGAGCTCTTCTTTCAGTTCCTGATTCTCTTGCTCCAAGGCTTCAACTTGTTCTGCAGCTTGAGACGCACATTTCTCCGCCTTTTGCTCTTTCTGCTTATACAGTTCCGCTTCGGCTTGCTTTTCGTAAATCTCGGCATCGATCTCGAATGGGTTCTTTTCCCCCTGCATTGAAGTTCTTTCCACTGCCCCTTCCTTAGCAACCAAGTCAGTTGCCGTATTTCCGTCATGGGAATCTTCAGTTTCTGAAGAATGGACAGGAGCTCCTCCAGATCCTTCTGAATTGTCAGATAACAATTGTTGAGAAACATCAAGTGCGTTCCCGGCTTTATCACAATTTCCCGAAGTGTCCCCTCCTGATTGAATTTCTGATTCAGCACATGTTCCACTGGTATCAGATATATTCTCTTCTCCATTTGTTCTTTTGTTTTTTTCACTTTCACGACGATTTATCCGGATAGCATCCTTTGACTTTAAGTCTAACAATGTATACAGAATATCATCTGCATAACGTTGTGGGTTACGTACAAACATCTTAAGTTTAGGATGTTCTGGAGCAGCAGCCTGAAGCAGGGCTAAATCTGCTCCAGCTGCCGCTGAATTACGTAACTCATTAAAGTATTTCATTTTCTCTTTAAATCCGTACATAACTTATGCTGTTTGAATTCGACTTCCAGAAACTTCAATGAGAGTAGCAGGGTCCAAGATCCGGAATGTAATGGAAGAACCAGCCTTCGCAGTCCAAGTAACCCCATCTTCCAAGATAAATGTCGAGCCATCCGCTATTGTCGCTGCCTTATCAGTTCCAGTACCGTTTAGGGTTATATGCCTGCCTTTATCATTATTTGTTAAGCCTGTAACCGTTTCAATTGTATAAGCAGCCTCCGCTCCATTCGGAATTTCATAGGAATTGGCAGTAGCTTTAATAGTTAGTTCATTAGTTCCAGGTGTATGCACTTCAGCCGGAGCTTTTATTATATCACCCACATACTTGTAATACTGCATGATCGAAGTACGCTCAAATGTAAATGTAATATACCGACCATCTTTATCATTCTTTGCTTCATACGTTTTCAGCACCATAGGTCTGTCATACTCGCCCAAAATATACCATTGATCCTCTCCAATCTCCTTGAATAGAATTATGAACTTACCGCCCGCATGTCCCTCTACAAAATTAAGCAGCTGATCACGCATACCTCCCATTATAGCGACAAACTGATTAGTTCCTGAAGTAGTTATATCTCCTTTCTCTCCATTCGCGACATAAGTTGGAATATCGTGTGCCTCGAAATATTGCATATATTGCCCGGCAAGCATTGGGATTGTCGCCACCTCCCGGTTGGCATTTGGCTTAGGAAACTTCACATTTGGATTTACCTGATGAACGTCAACCAAGTAAATTTTATAGGCAATATTGGACCCATGAGTTACTCTATCGGACACATCATCTATACTACCAATTGCCATCATACTGGCCAAAGAAGTTCCTGAAAATCCTGCCATACAATACATCGAATGAGTAGAATCCAAAAACATACCAATTACAAAAACAATGGCAAAAAGAAGAGTCAATGATAAGAAAAGTCTCATCTGCATTTTATGTGCATATTGATTTCCTTTCTTATAAGGATTATTAATTTTTTTAGCTTTCATAAAACATAATTTTTGTGATTAAGAAAAAAAGGGTGGGCAGAACTCCCACCCCATGAAAACAAACACCTATAAAAAACGAAAAAGAACTATCTCACACCTGGAAGATTAGGCTGCAAATCCGCGTTCACCGTACGAACTCCTCCAACGCAACGTTCCAATTCACGGAAATTTCCTTTGCTATTCAAAAGAACAAGGATATAATCCCCAACCTTTGTTGGAGTGTAATCCGATGTAATATCAGCGAACTTACCTGATTTTGCAATGGTAGACACGTTAGTCGTAGAACCGCATTCAATAAGATATCCCACCCCTGCTTTGGCATTCGTTATATCCGTAATAACCGTTTCCTTAGTATTTTCTACAGTAACATGCCAAAAGCCTTCCTTTGCATCAATAGTAATAGCATCAGCAGCAACATCAACAGAAGGTTTATTCATGAAAATCTGTTGCCACTCATATTGGTTAGCAATAAGTTCCTCACGAGTTTTGAACCGGCGCCCCAAGAAAGCTGCTGCTGTACCTTCTTTCCAAGTTGACCAGCATTTCACCATCTCCATGTCATCTTTCGCTTTGAAAGCCATCATTTCTCCAGGAATGTATTCCAAGAACTGTAGATTACCCGGTACATCAAGAAACATCAAACAGCTCTGCCCCAAGTAAGGCAACCATTTAATGGTAAGTGATGTATCGGGAACAACATTCAAATAACTTCCGGGACCTGTAAAATCAAGATCTTTGCCATATTTAGCCCGACAGCCTTCCTTCCACCAAGATTGATGCAGACTATTAAGGTAAATGACGTGTTGGTCCAAATCCATGTCTTCCGTACATCTTTTAATAATATCAGCTACAAATTCTTTCACTGCATCCACCATCGTTTCTTTTGTATAAGAACGGTAAGAAGGGTCATCATGCAAGAGTATCTTGTTCTCATGAAAATAACGAATCAAGGTATAGACAATACCGGTAGAAGCATTCAAAAAGTGGGAAGGAATACCTGTTTCCGGTTTCGCATAAATACCACGAATACGGCGTTTGTTTTGTTCTACTTGCGCAGTTTCCAAGGTATTGACAATACAATATTCAATCAAAGACCATTTAATCGGATCGGAACCCTCTTTATTGAGATAGCCGATATACATTCGTTCCAACTTCTTCATCGGTCCGAACTTCATCTTAATCATCGCGTCGTCAACGTGACCCATCTCATTTTCGAGTTTCATTCCACCCTTCCATACTTCTCCTTCTTGCCATCCTTGAGACACCTCGTCAAAGAAGGTATTGAAAACAAGATCATGGTCTTGAACACCATAGCGAACTGGAAAGAACTGAGATAATTCGCGTTTCTTCAACACGCGGGCAATCAATGCATCCTGCCGACGAATTACATATTGGTCACCGACTTTCGCATCGTCAACACCACCCAAATCCGTCGAGAACTCACCTGATGCCAATTTAACAGGATCAAGCAAATGATTTTTATTCAAGTATTCATACCGTCTTGCCAAAGATTTAGAATATGCAGACACTTCTTGATAAAAAGCCTTTTCTTCTCCTTCATCTATCTTAGTAGAGGAATAGTCGGGATTTTCAGCAATCTTGTTCCATCTCTTATTCATGTCAAACATGGGAACTTCGATACCGAATAAATGGCTTTTGGTTGTTCCTGGACCATTGATTCTCATTATTGTAGCAGTAGTTACGACAGCAGTCGCGGCGTCTTCCGCTGCCTGATCAGACATTTGTTTTACCAGCTCTTGTAATTGACCGTTTTGTTTCACAACACTTCTCGTCAGAGACAAAAGATCTTCAGCCGTAGCTTCCGTTTGTTTTGTGGATTTGTCTTCAGGAGCATCCACATTCTCTTTAGGAGCTACAATACCAGCTAACAAAGACTTCATTTCATTCATATCTTCTTGCGACAAACGTGGTTTGGAATCAGCATCCATGTCATCACGAAGATTAGCTTGAAACTCTTTCTGATAGCGATTGACAATCGCTTCAACATCTTCTGAGGTCAATTGATTGTTCTTAGCTTTATCCGATAGCTTTAGAAATTGTAAAACAGTTCGGAGTCTTTCTCTTAAATCCATAGTTGATTAAATGTTAAATTAGACATACTTATTTATTTTATTTCGAAGGGTAATGCTGTCCAAGTATTCCCGCCCACGCGAATTTGCGTGGGCGATAGCTTCAGGAAGGGTCATTATAGAATCAATCAACCCTTTATCAATCGAATGTTGAGCATCAAAAGTTTCGCCCTGGAACACTGGATCATCTTCCGACAAACCAGCAAGTTGAGGACGAGATAATTTTACTTCGCTTAAAAACTGAACAGTAAGTGGATCCAGCACTTCTTCTATATATTGTTCCGGACGCCCAGCACATAAATCTTCGAATTTTTTATTTTTAAGCGGAGACAGACTCGATTTTTCTTGAACAAGTTTGATACCTAGTTTCTCATAATAAGCAGAAAAATCATAAAAGCCTATCATTGTACCAATACAGCCAATCTGATCGTTTTTCGTTAATGCATGTATGCCATTAGCACTGTGACAAGCAATGTAATATCCGGCAGAAGCACAATATTGCTCAACCAAGACTTCTATCGGCTTCTTCAGCGAACGCATCGTTTCAGATAACCGATCCAAATACCAGGCTTCCCCGCCACCGGAATTTATATGAAGAAAATGTACAGAGATGGAAGGGTTATTCTCTGCAGCAATCAAATCTCTCTCTAATTGTTTAGAAGAGAAATACCAGGAAGAACTGGATGTGATTGTTCCCCAAATCCTATGATAAGCAATAGAACCTTCCGGCAGTTCTCCTGACAGAAAATCATTAGTCAAGTTGATACCTTTAAGTTCTGCAGTACCTTCCAGTTCCTTTTTTAACTTAGCAACCGCATTATCTACCTTTTCTTTATAGGTTGGTGGATTTGCAAGAAAAAAAAAGGATCCAGGTACCGGATTCTTTTGGTCTAAAACGGGAAAACACTCCATCATAGCAGTAGCATACGCTTCTGCCGTGATGAAGAGTTTGGATGTGATAAGTAAATTACGAAGAAATGTCCTATTCATTGTAGCGCATCTTTTCAGCGAAGGTAGCCAGTGAAAAGAAGGCTATGAAGGACCGCTTACGTGGGCAAAAAAGGAGAATGCAACATCTTGCAAGATATTTTCAGAGTTGATGTATTCAAATTTGCAAAGATGGATACCAATGCAGGAACATCCTCTGTACCTATGGCAAAACACTTCTCGGAAGAATCCCGAAAGTAAATAACAGCATATCTTTCACACTCAAATTCTTTCAATGTATCAATATCCGGTGTTTCGATTGTGATATTTTTACTACAATCAAACAATCTGCCGGAAGCAGAATCCGCACAAGTAGGAACGAAAGAAAAAGAATCAGCAAAAAAAACATACTCTTCTTTTTTCATTCTTCTGACAGGTTTCACTCTAATGATAACAGACAACTCTTTCATGATTTGATAAACATTTGATTATTAACAAGTTCGCCATACAGCGGACATTTTTACGCCATTTTGGGACAAAAAACATAGTTCGGTCGGTTATTTTTTACTTGTTTTTTAACCTCTTTTTATATTCTCTCCGTACCTTTCGTTTCCGCATGTTCTCCCTCCAGCGATAGAAGTTTTTTAAGAGTGCATCTTCTGATACTGATTCAATACAATAAGAACACATAAAATGATTCACAACTTCCAAGTTGTTTAGTGGACGCCCATTCATATCATTCTCATCCATCGCTGCATGAAGTTCGCGGTTAAACATTCTCCGAATCTCCTTCTCTATCATTTTCACAGAATGAGGAGAAAGGTAGTTATACACATGAGGGTCTTTCCCTATTCGTCGTTCAGGAAGAATAAATGTCAGGTTACCATAATCTACAGGAGACTGATTTCGTTGCCGTTTGGCCATCAAGGTCCATATCGTGTGGTAAAGGTCCGTATTGTCCGGTATTCTGAACGCTTCTTCTGAACCATTATTGTACTTTCCACGTATGTACTCTGCCAAATATGGCTCAATATTAATACTTGTCGTAATCATATGATCCCTTTCTAAAACTATGTTTCATAATATTTTTCATTACTTTTGCTTCCAACTGTCCAACCGTCCAACGCACCCCTATTCAAAATCCTTATCTAATTAGTTATCAAACAACTATATTTCAAGCCATATAAGATAAATCCCGTTGGATGGTGTCCTACATATCCAACATAAGGCTTTAAAGTGGCATTTTGTTGGACAAGCTCCAATTTTGTTTTGTTGGAATGTAGAAGAAGGTAAATCCAACACGTCCAACAGCGTCCTACAAAACAACAGTGTGTTGGATATATATATACTATTCTAAATTAATATATACTACTATACTACAGGCTATTACATTTTAAAAAGTTTATGCATGTTGGACTGTTGGATTGTTGGACGCGATGTTTTGAAAATTATCTTTTCAAAATTACCCTCTCTTTGTTTGGTCTTTCTTTAATTATAGGGGGTCCGGGGGATTGGTATTAGTAGTCATAATATGACAGTGTTAATCATAATCAAAAATGTCCGTATTATTATAAAAAGAATACTCCTCTACCGATGGGGTCAGCAGAGGAGTACAAATCAGATAATACATCGAATCAAAATGGTAAAGGTTGTTTGTTGTTGTCAACGGACTTAGAAGATAATTCATCACCGGAACGTCGCAAATCAATATCATATAATTCCAAAAATATTTCATAGTTCAAAGCAATACAACTCGAGTTAGTAAATTTCTTCTCAATCTTTCGAACCATAGTATTATCAACTGTTGAGCCCTCATTCACATCACTATTCTCAAATCCTCCTCTTGGCACCTCTACGACCTCATGCCAATTAAAGCGTCGGGCATGAACACATCCAATATAGCTTGGATGTGAGCGAAGGTTCTGTTCGATAGTAGATTGTGTTGAGTCTTCATTATTATAAGAACTCCGGGCAAACTGTGTATAAATAGCACTTAAGCGCAAGAATAAAATTTTGGTTCCTGCTGGAAATGCGACTTCCTTCTTTTCTCCCCCAGGCATTTTGATAGTTATTTTATCTGGAGTATCAATAACGAAATCTCTATTCTCCATTATGGATTTTGTGTCAATCATTACATCCATCGCCTTGAAGAAGGTAGCGAGCTTATCAGTCTTACTAATCAATTCAATCTGGAATTTAATCTTGGCACAAGCAATTTTGAAAAACTCCTTGTAGGAAAAGGGCAGATTCATAGAAGTATGGTTTTCAATCAATTTGCATGTCGCTAAAAAAAGAGATGCTGTTTTCATCAAGCGATCTATCTCACCAGCATTCAGAAGTTCCGTCTTCAGTTCATCATAAGCTTGTTGCTTGAGTGTCCTGAAATGCTCCATAACCAATGGCCTAAGCTTCAATATTTCCAAAAGTACATTTGAAAGCCCTATTTTGTCAGGATCCTCGATATCTTTGAGCTGATTAAACATATCTACTTCCTCTTGAGTACGATTCTTGGGTTTAGGAACCTCACATACTATAATACGGGACATTAACGCATTGTCATCCCTTTGCGGTGTTTCCTGACCACACAAGATAACAGGAGCATATACTTTATCATTTTCAATTTCTTTTCCTGATGTGCCTTTTCGTTTCTGTCGACCATCGCCATCATAAACAATTCCTTTTAATGCTTGGAACTTAACATCCGATATATCCTTATTATTATACTCATCCAAGACCACCGGAACGTCTCTGAAGGTGCTCATCAAAGTAGACATTGCAGCATCTGTACCAATATTCAGGTTAAAAATGGGCACTTTCGGAGATATAAATAAAGAACGAATGGAAATTGCAATTTGTGTTTTCCCTGAAGACATAGGCCCCATAAAGAAAGGAGCTGTAAACAACCGATCAATACAATGTATGTTACTGCGAAACGCACACATTATAGCAAAAAGAATGGCCCATTTGCCATTATCATTAATTTTATACACCTGATCCATCAATGAAGCCCATTCTTCAAAACTACATTGTTTTTCGATTGGAATATCTTTATAGACCAACTGTGAAATAAGTTCATATTTATCTGATTGACGTCCAGAACCTGCGTATATAGTAGAGAATGCAGGCAGATAATAGTTCTTATTATTATGAGTTACAACACCGAGCTCATTGACTGGTTCAAAGCGGGGTTGTTCATCCACAACATGAAATATCCCATTGGAGAAAGCAAAAAACATATTATCCTCCCGGCGAGAAGCTCCATCGATTTGCTGATTGCCATAAGTTAGAATCTCCGAACAAGTAATAAAATGCCGGGACATATATTCTCGTATTTTAGTCCAGTGTTTTTCTTCTCCGGACGTAAAGTTCACAGCCTCCAACTGAATCAATTCTTCTTCGATTGTTGCTTTCTTCAAAAGTGCCCTGGACGGAACCTCGATATACAATGGAGTCTTATAATATCTACGATTTATTTTGAGGACTCGCTTATTGGCATCTTTATCATCAGAATAAATATGAAGTAAAGGAGTCATGAAAAAGTCCGCTATTTGCAAATGACCTCCTTTCTCTTGACGAAACATATAGCAGATCGGCTCCCCCTCCTTATTCAATTTGGGATAAAAGCCGCACTGTTTATACATAGCACCGTATTCAGGATTATCATCCACATAAGCAGGCAATTCATTCGGGTCATACTCTTCTTCCTCGTCATCAGTCCGCTGCGCATTAATAGCCATTCGTGATTTCCGTTTGGCCAGATATGGTTTTAAAATCTCGTTAAAGTCAGTCTTACTAAGTAAAAGGTGTTCATAAAAGAATTTAGTATTTACTATCCGAACAGAATCCTCCGCATAACTAATCAAATCAGCACAACGTTCTATGAAAGGAGTACTTTCACCCGGATAGAGTTTTAAAAATGCTTTATGCAAATAGACATAATACTTTATAAACGTATAAACCTTATCCGTCCGCTGGACTTCCCGATTATACCCTTCTTCATCTTCTTCCTCCTCCAATGGCTGTTCTTCTTCAGGAACCGTCACCGTTATATTTGTCATACCGGCACGATACAACATAGATAAGGCTGAAAGATAATCCGATTCGTCACCATCTTTATTAATAGATAGCCCTTTACTGTCCGTGGTAAAAAAGGCACATTCACGACGTATTGCCTGAATATCCGTTGCTGTCGGAACACCGTTTAGAAATAAAACAGGAGTATCTCCATATAATTTAAGAAACAAATCAAAACATGATGTCAGCACACAAGGTTCTCCTTCACGACGTACTTCTTTAATTAAATCAAGACCATATACCCCCGATTTAATACTCTCTATTTTAGGAGCCTCTTTTACATTTCGAAGAATATCACGTATTTTGCGTTCTATAATTTCTGTATTCAGCTCAAACTTTGCTGACATTTTTCTAATATAATTCAAGCGCAAGGTTTCTGATGAGATACAAGCAATCAAATTACAAATTGTATTAAGAGCTCGCTCTTTCGCCTCTGGTTCATCAAAATCTTTTTCAAAAACACCGGCAAAGTACGTAGCAAAATCAGCTCTCCGATTCATTAACCACTTAGCAGTGTTCTCTTTTTCTTCAGAAGCGATATTATCAGGATCCTTTCCATAAGGTAAAAGCACGCATTGAACGGTCAACCCTGCTTTCAGGAGTAGTTCACAATTCCTAATCGAAGCTTTTAAGCCGGCATCGTCAGGATCATAAACAAGAGTTACATGCTGAGTGAACCTAGATATCAACTTTACTTGCTCTGGAGTGAGTGCGGTACCTGAACCGGCAATCGTATTTTCAACACCTGCAGCATGCATCGATAATACATCAAATTGCCCCTCAACCAAATAAGCATTATTCATGCGTCCAATAGCCCCTCGCGCCTGTAACAGTCCAAATATTTGAGCTCCCTTTTTAAATACTGGAGTATCACCTGTATTATGATATTTACCAGCCTTGTCCTTAGGGACTACAAATCGACCGGAAAAGCCTGTCACATTACCATTCAAATCAAAAAATGGAAACATAATACGGTCACGAAAGTTATCATATACCCGACCGTCCTCTGCTTCCTTTAGGACATCAACCTTTGTTAATACAGCTTTGGAATAGCCTGCATTCAGCATTTCTTTAACAGCTAGATTTCCTTCAGGAGCATAACCGATAGCAAAGTCTTTAATAACCTTATCTGTCAGACGAAAACCACGTTGGTTCAAGTATTGTTGTGCTTTTGGAAGATGCTTCTGAAAGAATACGACCGCTCCCTTCAATGCGATCCGCATCGCTTCAATATCTTTTGCTTTACGCATTTCTTCGTCAGTAAGCTCGCGGTGTTCCAGTTCAATGCCCGCTTTCCTGGCACACCATTCTATTGCTTCAGCAAACGACATATTCTCATGTTCCTGGACAAATTGAATAACGTCCCCTTTATGATCGCATACAAAGCAGTTATAAGTTTGTCTGCTTGGACTAACAAACATCGAAGGATGACTGTCATTGTGAAAAGGGCAGACGCCAACGAAATTAGATCCACTTCTTCTTAGAGAGACAAATTCAGAAACCACATCTACGATGTTCAGTGCTGATTTAATCCGGTCAATTTCCTCTTTACTTATCATAATTATTATTCATTAAACATACTTAATTGCCTTGCCTCGAACGCCTCTTGGAGAGTAAGTCCAAAATATTCGGAAAGCGCAATGTATTCTTGTTGTGTAACCTGTTTGCGGCCATAATAAATATCCCAGAACCGCATCTGGTTAATGTTTACTTCGTGATAAAATTCTCGTGTAGGAGAAAAATTCTCCGGATGACGGAACTTAAGACGTAACATCTCTTGAACTAAGTTCCTTTTCACAGTCTGGCCAACAACGATCTTTTTTCGGTGCATGAAAAGTTGGACTGCCAATGGTGACCGCCCGACATACTCAGCCATTTCCTCCAATGTTTTCTTACCTGCGTTTTCCCGCACATAATTTTCTTCTTCTTGCTTCCATTTCCCATTGTTCATACGATTCTTTCCTCCATACTTGGGTAAAATCTTCATTAAACTCATATTCTGGATGTCGGTATATATATAGACAGCAGAATTTTATAAATAACTCCTGATTCTCCGATGGTACATCCAGCACGTCATAATACCTGTTGACTCCCAATTTATCAAGTGATGCATTCACAAGAGCTTCAAATTTGAAGAATTCTTCCGGACCTAGAAGAGACAAATACTGATAGATCCAAATCCAATTAACTATCTTGAATTTTTCTAAACTCTCCCTCATGGTTATTGCATTTGTTTTTCAGAATCCTTCTGTTTATTAAACTCTACAATAGTAAGTAATGGTAAATCATATCGCCGTTGCCGAACATTAGAATACAAAGAGAAACAACGACCTACAGAATCCCATCTAAACTTTTTTTCTTCGATAACCATCTGCCGGTTCCCTGAAATAGTTACTTTTTTCGGTATCTTCACTCTTCCCTCAATTTTACGAATTTGAGAGTCGTTATCTTGTACCACTTTGTCAATGCTATACCCACATGATGCCATAGCCTGTTCAAAAATTTCTTTCTTGTACATCATTAAAATATTTTTATTGTTAAATAGAATAATAAGATACCTGTTGTATTACCAAGGTAATCTGCTAATAAATCCCACCAGCACCAATGGTTGCCAAGTGCATTTTTATCCCCATATTCTTTTCCCAAGCTCAATCCTGTCGCAGCAAAGAAACCAGAATGAACAGCACAAGTTACATTTTGAGTATAAGAATAAACCAAAAGAGCTGTGAAATAACACACAATCAGGTTTACCATATAATGCTGTAGTTTATCTTTTCGAATTTTCATTATTACATATTATTAGAATTAAATACGTTCTTAATCGTCCCCTGTATAAACTGTTATACCACACTCTGTACATTCCTTATAATTACGGGAATAGCGATAATTAGGGTGCTTGCATTTAAGTCTATTTCTATGCTGATATTCCAAACTCTTAAACTCAGGATATTCTGTATAAGAAAAATCTTCGTCAATGTAAATGTCAACAAAGTAAAGTGCGCTAATAATTGCCATTCGGACTGTTTTATGATGTCCACTTATACCAGTATCACCGAGTGTGTTTCTCCAGATGTATCCTTCTTTTTCTTTGACTAATCGATATTCAGGAATATATTTACCATACTTTTTTTTAAGTTTAGTCATCAGATCACAATGCCAATTATTATTTTCTTCTTTGGCCACAGCTTTCAGACGTGAATACGCAACTCCTTTAAGCTGGCCGAACCCAATAATTTTATATCTTAATTTTAGAGGTATTTTCATCATTTCTATTCTGTTTTACTGTAATTCTATGCTGCTACTTTTCTCAAATCGCGTAGTTTCTTGCTGACAGCTTCACAAAGAACTCGTGCCATTGTAACCTCTACGGCATTTCCTATGAATTTCTTTTGGTCGGCTTGTGTTCCGATTAACACATAGTTTTCTGGAAACCCCATAATACGCTTTAGCTCTGGTATGCGTAACATCCGCATTTTAATATCAACTATCCCGTATAAGACCATGAACTCTTTTATTTTTTTAGTCATAGGGCTGTCGGTATCATAAATCTCGATTGCTACACGTCCGGTTTCGGTTGCGACCAAATAAGGCGGCATTTTATCCATACGTGCTATGAGAGTGAAGCATGGGGTATCAATGGAACCACCTGCACTATTAAATTGAGGGTTCATTAGGTAGTGCCACTTTCTATTTGCAGTGACTGTTTGTGCGGGCTCTTCTATGCTACTACCAACGTTGGAGAAGTTTGTATTCATAATCCACGGCTTGCAGCTAACAAGATTGTACTTAGGATTGGCGGTAATACATCCAAGCGGCTTTTCTGTAGATGAAGGTTTGCTGTTTCCATATTGCTGGTCTATGAAATATGGAGAAACGAGAGAGAATCGATCCTTCGTTGTTACGGTTGCAGACGGTTCATTTATTGAGCGGTTAAATCCGTTACCGTAATGAGCTGATACAAACGCATGATGGTCTTTGCATGTAATTGTTCCGGCTGGTTCATTAACAGAAACATTCTTGCTTTCGGGGTGTCCACTGAACTGCTTTGAAAGAAAGCATACCTGCGCAACTCCCAGTCTGTTTTGCGTAGCTACTACCGGGCATGGTTCATCAATTCCAGGAGCATTATATTTTCCAGTCCGGCTCATGGAGTTATATTTGATAAGAAAAGCATCTTTACCTCCGGCTACAAATTTTATCAGGCCAGCATAGATACGTTCCATTGTCTTTTCTGCAAGTGGTTTCTCACGAAAAATACTTGTTCCTTCATCGGAAAAATCCAATATCTCTTTAACTGGACGCCACTTTTCCAAACGACCAAACATATCTTGTTTACCGTTTTTACAGTGAGTGGGTTGCGGAAATACTATCGGTAATCCATTTTTAGCAAATATACCAAAGAAGCGTTTTCGAGTAGTATATGCACCATAGTCGGCAGCATTGAGAATACGGAAATCAAAGTTGTAGCCATACTTTCTTACGTTTCGTACCCATCTTTGATATAACCTACCTTTATCCATACTAATAGGCTTTCCGTTTTCGTCCATATCACCCCATGACATAAACTCCTCAACATTTTCAATCTGGATATAATCCGGATTAATAGCTTCAATGTAACGAAAAAGATGCTCTGCCAGTGTCCGACTGTCAGCATCACGTGGCTGTCCACCTTTTGCTTTGCTAAAATTAGTACACTCCAAAGACGCCCAAAGAACAACTGCCGCACTCGGATATAGTGCCTTCCATTTAGCAAGATGTTCAATCAGCGGGGAAAGTTCCAGTGTGCGAATATCCTCGGTGAAGTGTAGTGCATTCGGATGATTGGCTGCATGGCTGGCGATGGCATTAGCATCGTGGTTCACGCAGGCAATCACTTTGGCACATTGCTCACCATTTATTCTCGCTGATTCTACTCCGGTGGACGTTCCTCCGGCACCACAGAATAGATCGACGTATAGTAGATTTATATTATTCATTTTTAAATTGTT